CACTTACACATAATAATGCATCGGTCGATGAGGTAAAGGTATTCTCATCGGAAACAATGAAATTCACAACCGTTTTATTCACCAATATATTTTTATATAATTGGTATTTTTTAATGTTTTATAACGAAGATCCGGAGTTTCGATATACTATTAATGTTCAAGAGCAGGTATTTGATCGCAGTAAACTAGCATACAGTATAATTGGACCGAGTTTAAGAGCCCTCGAATTTTTTGATTGGATTCTCTTGGAAAAAATTCCTATGATAAAAAACTATATATCTTCCAAGCCAATTTTATTCTTTTTACTAGCAATAGTATTTTTTATACTCGTTTTGGGTAATTTCCAAATAGCCATTTTATCGGGGTTTTTCAAAGCACTTACGTTCTCCACCAGCCAAACAGTATTATCCGTATTGACGACTATTATAGTATTGGGTTATGGACTAAAATTCATTTGCTATGACGCTGGAATATTGGGATCTTTGTTTAATACACATTCGGCTTTAATTATCGCACTTGGAGGTATATTCTTTCTCATATTGTTTGTTTTTTACGTATTATTTATCGCTTCCATTTCAACTCCGTTAGGTGTACTATTTGTAAATACATATTTATTGGTTTATTCATTTTTTGCTATTATAATTTATAGGGGGTCCGACACATTTACAGTGATAAATGAAATATTTAATACTGTCTCTGGATTAGGACCCGGCGAAGAAGAAGAAGAAAATATGGAAGGTGAAAAACCGGGAATAGTAACCAGGATGTTAAACTTTATAATAAAATATGTGAAATTTATCAATATGTTTTTGGTGGAACTCATGATTATTATGATATTATTATTTGGAATTAATACATATACATCTCAGTATGGGGCGATTACATTTGATAAAACGACATCGATTAATAAAAATAGTATTTCCGCACCCGTAAATAGTGCGTTTACCCATCTATTTACATGGCTTATTATATTCAATACTCTTTTGATCGTCTTCATTGTAATTAAAATGGTGGCGAAATATTATCGTTTAACCGATCCAAATAGACAACAACAAGAAGAGAATGGGTTTGAAGAAACAGGTGAATAAGAAACAACTTAAACGTTTTTTCACATTCTTTGATAATGGGAAAAAAATCCAAGGAGCCGTTCGTTAGCATATGTACACCCACATTTAATCGTCGACCATTTATTCAGACCATGTTTGAATGTTTCAAAAATCAGAACTACCCGAAAGATAAAATGGAGTGGATTATTGTGGATGATGGGACAGATAAGATTGAGGATTTGATAAAAGCATCTGGAATCGCACAAATCAAATATTTTGCCATCGATGGTAAAATGAATCTTGGAAAGAAACGGAATTTCATGCATGAGAAAACCAAGGGTTCAATAATAGTTTATATGGATGATGATGATTATTATCCACCCGATAGAGTTTCACATGCGGTAGAGCGGCTCCAACAGTCGCCAAAAGCTTTATGTGCGGGATCGTCGGAACTCTATATTTATTATAAAGATATTCAGAAAATGTATCAATGTGGACCTTATGGTCCGAATCATGCGACAGCGGGGACTTTCGCTTTCCGTCGTGAACTTTTGAATCAGACCCGTTATGAAGATCATGCATCTTTGGCCGAAGAGCGGGCATTTTTGAAGAACTATACTGTGCCTTTCGTACAATTGGATCCTATGAAATCGATTTTGGTTTTTTCACATAATCATAATACTTTTGATAAACGTAAACTCTTGGAAAACCCTCATCCAGATTTTTTCAAGGAATCGGATAAAACCGTCGACCAATTCATTAAATCGATGTATGAATCAGATATAAAAGATTTTTTTATGAATCGAATCGATGGATTATTGGCCGACTATGAACCAGGTGAGCCGAAAATGAAACCGGATGTTTTGAAACAGATGGTGGAAATTGACTTGGAACGTAAAAAGATGATGGAAGAAAAGCAACGGTTAAATAATGGCAATATGCCTCAGATCATCATGGAAAGGCCGGGTGAAGCAGCAAGACCGATGACTCCCGCTGAAATTGTAGAAGCATTAAGACAGCATCAACAGATGAATCAACTGTTACAGAAGAGGGTAAAAGAGTTGGAAGCTATGGTTCATGGATTACAATTACAGCTAGTCCAAAAAAATATAAAATAGAAATTTTATATTACATATTATATATGTACTGGAACCTGGCATTATTTTTTTTGTTTGCCACACAGGTGGCATGTAATGTACCTATTGGTAATATGACGAATAGGTACATGGTATCAGGTCGAGAACTTTTTACCAAAAAGTTGAGAAAAATTGCAAAGGTCGTAAAAACTGGCGTTAAAATCGCGGCTATTGCAAATCCGGCCGGATTAAAAGCATTACTTTTGGCAAAAGCTAAAGAGTTGGCAGTTAAAAAAGGATTACAGTGTTTGAAAAATGGGTTGAGTAATTTTTGTAACGGGAAAAAGAAATTAGGCAAATTTAGTAGTATATCTAAGGTTAAGAGCCTTGCAAAAAACCGATTATCCAAACTCAAAGGAAAAATACCAGTCAAAGACCTTATAAAAGGAAAGGTATCCAAGGCCAAAGGCGGACTGTTCAAGCTCAAGGATCGAGTATCCAAAGTCAAAGGAAAGGCATCTAAGGTCAAGGACCGAGTTTCTAAGGTCAAGGACCGAGTTTCTAAGGTCAAGGACCGAGTATCCAAAGTAAAGGGCCGACTGTCTAAGGCCAAGTCTAAAATAAAGGACCGAGTATCTAAGGCCAAGTCTAAGATAAAGGACCGAGTATCTAAGGTTAAAGGAAAGGTGAAAGACCGACTTAAAAAGCTAAACTGTAATAATGTCTTTGATGGAATTGCCCAAAGAATCAATAATGCAACCAATCGCATTATTGAAAATACAGTAAATAAAGGTAGAGATTGGCTTAAAAAGAATATAGGCGGGAATATAAATTGTCCGAAATCGTCTACTAAACCGGTAAAAAAACATCTTCGCACAAAACCAATGCCTACGACTGATGATTCGAGAACCAAAGGCGAACCAGTTGTAACCAATGATGATTCTATTAATAAACCTAAGCCAGTTGTTACCAATGATGATTCGATGCCTAGAGCTAAGAGTAAGTCAAAAGGTAAACCAGTTGTAACCAATGATGATTCGATTACTAAGGGCAAACCGAGTCCAGTAATCAGGAAAAAATCAAAACCTAGACCAAAAAATGCTCCTATAATTCCGGTTAAAACGAATGATGATTCGATTAGACCTGTGGTTAAAACCAACGATGATTCGAGGCCAAAATCTAGACCTATACCCATCGTTAAAACCAACGATGATTCTATTCCCGAGTCTAGACCAAAACCTAGACCTATACCCATCGTTAAAACCAATGATGATTCTACTCCCAAGTCTAGACCAAAACCTAGACCCATCGTTAAAACCAACGATGATTCGACACTTAAGCCTAGACCTGTATTAAATAATAACGATGACACGAAACCTAAACCCAGAGCAAATAAAAGAAAACCACCTTTAAATAATGATGATGAAATTGTTACTGTTCCGGCGAAAAGATCTAGAATTAGTCCAACTTTTATCCCTACGCGTCGACCCAAAACAATATTGGTTGACACAAATATTATTACAATGAATCCTTCAACAAATCCTTCGTTAAAACCTAGTTCGAATCCTTCGTTAAAACCCAGTTCGAAACCTTCATCGAATCCTTCAACAAAACCTTCATTAAAACCTAGTTCAAAACCTTCATTAAAACCTAGTTCGAAACCTAGTCCGAACCCCACTTCTAATCCTTCGTTAAAACCCACTATACCCTATATATCATGGGCGGCATTTTCAAGTGCACCGGTTATAGTAAGACCTAGTAGTTTTCCGACTCTTGTGCCAACAACAACATTATTTAATATAATTACGAATCCACCCACCGAGCGACCTTCTATAAAAACCCAAAGTCCTACACTCATTCATTTGAGTACCATAAGTCCTACAGTTATACCCACACTGAAGCCTACGCTTATACCCACAACATATATTCCCACAACAAGTCATCCGACAACTGGATATCCAACTACAATCCGTCCTACAACAAGCTATCCGACTACAAGTTACCCGACAATTACAACGAATGTGGTAAATTCAGTAAACTCGAACAAAAACGATACCGGAAATCAAACCAATATGACGAGTATAATTATAGCTGTAGTTGTTGTATTTGTTGTAATGTTTGCACTCATCGCATTTTTATGTTTCAGTAAAAATAAAGGAAAACATGATCCTTATCAAATATGGACGAATTTTTATGAAACGAAACAAAATCGTATGTCAGAAAATGTACCTACTGACATACATCATTTTTATAACAAACCCGTAACGACATCGTCAATGCATGGAAAAACATTATTGGTTCCACCGAGATTATCAATTCATCCTAGGGGGGACCAGTGGTCTTCAGAATCCAGCAAAGCTGGATTCAAGCCCCTATAACCCCCTCCCATCCTTCGGTATAATAGTTCCTTACCAGTTTCCTTAACAACAAACAATTTCAGAAAAACTACATAATTATTCTGGGTTCCGCGTGCTGATTCATCCGAATGCGGTTCGTTTACGTGACATCCTGGACTTTTTCTTCAGTTTTCTAGAATGAGATTTTTTTGTTTGACGTCTACCCCCTCTTCTAACACTGTAATGGTAATGTCCATCTGTACCAGGCTCGATTACAGTTCCATTTCCGTCTGTTACAGTGACATTTAAATTTCCTTTTCCTTTTCTTTTTCTTTTTCTTTTTTCTGATTTTGGGGCAAGTTTTTCGTCTTTATGTTCATTATGCAAATGTTTTACACCATCAGCTCCAATCGAAGTCCAAAGATTATATGTAGGATTAAACTGCATTTTAAGACCTAACACTCTATTATAATAATGGTGTAAGTTATCTTTTTTGTCATACCAATGTTCGAACCCATCATCTCCAATCCAAGTCTCATCTCCATTAAGCATATAATGATATAATCCATCTTCAGCACGCCAACACCATCTATCTTTTGAATTAACATTAACAAATTCCCATTTTCGTTTAAGATTCATATCAACATCATAATAAACACCATTTTTACCAATCCAAGCCAAATCACCGTTCTTTTTGACTTCCACCGCATCGAGATCTAATGGTTCACCGGTTGGATCACTATTTATAAATGCAAGTTCTTCATCTGTAAATTTACGTTTTTTTGTTGGGACTGTTATCTCTTCATCTTGAATTAGTTTCAATTTACTGCTTAGTTCTTTAATTACAGCTGGATTAATCTGAGAACCATTCGGTGGCCGAAACGACTTCTTAGATGGGAATGTCGACGAACTATTTGTTGGGGCAAAAGCTGGAAGTTCAACTTCTGGTATTTTGTCGCTATTGTTTTTCTCCAAGTTGGCAATAGCTGTCTTTACAAGACTTTCTTTTGGAATTGAAGATAAAGGTTGATTATTTTTTGACATCCGCGACGGATGTATTAATATATATATTAAATCCACAAATAAGTTTCGATAAAAAGTAATATTCGTCTAAATATTACTTTTTCCGGTCACGATCAGGAACGCAGGATTTCTTAAGGTTCTTCCTTTTCTTGTTTTATAAAGTCATATTTTTTACGTATTAGCCTGGCCGTACCTACGATGTGATAATATTCTTCTTCGGAAAAAATAGGTTGACCTGGTTCATATATTTCATCCAGACTCAAAAGAGGTTTTTTTAGTTTTTTCTCCGTTTTTGACTTGGAGCAACATGAACCCATGGGTTATTATTTCCTAATGGATTGGTTTTATGCTTTTTCCCTTTTTATTTTTACTTGTTGGAGCTTTGGTGGACCCTATAATTGCCGAATAACTTTTGCAGTCTGTCCGCCAGTTATATTTCGCCCAATTCGGCCAATTAATTTGCCCAGCCCCAGGAGCACCCAAAGGCCGGCCATTGGCTACACCACCATACCCACCAACCGTGGTTTTATCCCCAGGTGTATCTCCACTCGGATTCCCTTGATCAGATAAAGGTTTTCCATTGAGGGTCCCCACATTTTTGATATGCCCATTTTGACATGGCACATGAAAAGTTTTCATATATTGGGTGCGTTCTTTCTGATATCGGGCTTTCGCGGCTTGACATCTGGAATTACATTTTCCTTTGGCGAGTTGGCCACTATATTGCCTCTGATTTAACTGACTCGATGTATATTTTTTGACATTATCCTTTTTATATTTTGCTTTGGCTAGATCCAATTGGTATCGATCTCTAGCCTGTTGGCATCGTTTATTACATGGAGTTTTCACCGCACATCTGGAGTTACAGCCTTTTGAAAGTGCTGATCCGCGTGCTAATTTGGATCTCGCAAATTGTTTACGATAATTCGCGTCTGTCGTACGCTTTTCAACGTTTTTATTATTAAAAAGAAGTCGAATTGTGTTTTTTGCTATATTCGTATAATTTTGTGTAAAGTTTGAAATATTATTTAGACGAATAGCCGATAAACATGTCGTTAAATTGTATAATAAAAATATTCCAAGAACTCTCATTATTATATTCATGAGGAAAACTTTATATTTTTTCAATGATTATGGTATTACACCATCGCTGATAAATATATCGGTATAAATATATATAATGGGACGCACTACTAGGCGACGTAATATTACGGGAAAAAGAAAGCGTAGTTTGGGTGGAAATAGAAATGGAACATCCCGTAGAACATCACTTAAAATATTTAGAAAAGGTCCGATAAATCACAGACCTTCTGCACTCCGACGTATATATGCCAGAGGAGATTTACGTCGTCAAGAGGAAGAGGAAGAAAACCGGAGACGTAAAGTGAGAGCGATGATACGATCGTTTAGTGGAAAAAAAAAGCCACGATCTGGATCCCTATCACTGGGATTGGGAATGCCTAATCCTTCTGATTTTTGATTTTAAAGATAACATGATAAAAATATTTCAAAAAATGGAACGTAAGTTTTTAACATAAAAAATTATTACATATTCGATGTCCAAATGTTATGAAAATTGATTCTTCCTTCATAACATTTTTCCATTCCAAAAAATGACATCTCAAACAAAAATGCTCGAATATTTCAATGTCTATGTGACATTTGAACATTATGGAAATAGTGGTCGATCTTCTAACCGACATGTATTGAAGAAAAACTTCGATGAAAATATGCAGGATTTCGACCAATTTGTCAATGAAAAACTGGAGGAAGGGTGGCAACTTCATGGCCCACCTACATTTTCACTGGGATGGTGTGATATGCAGAGTGGCGGCGTTGCTATCCAAACTCTCGTTCGTGATAAAAATATAGAACCGGCCATTGTACTGGAGGTTAGCCCAGACGTTGTCATTGCGGAATGCGTAAAACCACTTCGTCAATCAACACGTATTTCCAGATCGACTAGTTGAAGCAATTTGTTATATTTTAAATAGGAAAATTGAAAGGCCATTTCATTTTTTGGTTTTCCTTAACAAATCACCAAGACAGAGATGTCGAGATATTACGATAATGCACCATCTCTTTATGAGATTCGGTGTGAGAATGGGGAGATTGATGAGGATGCATGGCGATACGAGCCGGTCGATTATGAAGACTACTACATGATCGATAGCTATAAATACGCCAATACTTTTCCGAAGGAGTGGGCACAGAATCATATGGAGGGGACCGGACCGGAGCAGTGTGGGAACTGCTATTGTTACGGGTCAAAAGACGGTGTGTTTTTGGGATACTGTCTGAATTGTGCGAAGTACGATTACAATGGAGAACGGGGACCAGGATTGGACTTAGAAGATGAAAGCGAGGAAGACAACGGTTCTTCTGAAGCAGTCAGTTCCGTTGATCCAAATGAGAATCAGACCCCTGCGTCTGAACCGGAATCAGATCGTATGGCAAAATTAATTGCTCAGGTCAAAGACCTTGACTATATCTTTCAAATAGCCGAGGGCAAGGTTTTGTCCGACGACCAACGTTCCAATGATTTCTTTGGTATAGAAAAAGAGTAGATTGTATTGTAGAGTCTTATATAAAAAATAAATTAGTAATGTAATTTACCTTACTAATTTATTTTTTACACATTTTTACATTTTTCTACGTAATGTATTGTAGAAAAAAATAATTACAAATACATTTTACTCTTACACCCTTACATAATTTTTATTTTTATAACTCTTTATAATATAAAAATAATATGAATAACCCAGAAGAAGAAGAAATTGACCTAGCTGATGCCAAAAACGCACTCAATAAAATAAATAAACAACTTGCCGAATTTAACAAAAAACAAAAATGTGACTATAAAATCGACATTAATTATTTTTACCGAATGGATAAAAACGCAGAAGTAACTGCACACCATACATTAAATCCCAAAACCCTCTTACTATGTGCTTTTAGAAATAATATATGTGTGTCTTCAATGATTATAGACTATTACAATGGTGCAATCGAGATTTTTTCTCGTACAAAACGAGGACATGATGGTAATAAATTAAATAAACTATTAAGAGCCGTAATTATTATTATAGCAAGGACAATACACAAAGACGCTGCGTACATAAGGTCGGAAGCAGCTAATCCAATTTCTGCATACCTAATGGTAAAATATTTTAATGCCGAAGATCCGGGTGGTAAGGTAGAATTTTCTACATATGAGGAATTTAGACAATATGCAGAAAAACACGAAAATCTTATGATAACCGTTGATTTAAACGACGCTAATATAGAAAACGCGAAAAAAGTATTTGATAAAATACTTAATCATGACGATGAATTAAAGTGTA